AGTTTATTGGATAAGATTTCATCTTTACTATTCCTGCCCATACATCCTTTTGTGCTGGTTTAATGTTAAATCCTTGTCGATATAATTCCTCAATAGACTTAGGTTCAGCAGCATCTGCATAAATTGTCGCACGTTCTGGTAGCTTCTCTTTAATCAATCTTGATAGGTCGCTAAGAGTTAATCCGCTTTGGTAAACTATTTCTTCAAAGTAGTTTTGTCCTTCATAGTGCGTAACCTTTATAAGTGCTGCTGGATGGACATAACCAAAGTCTAATCCATAAAACACATCACCATTTGGTGCTTCATCGTATTGTTTCCATTGAGTGTAAATAATTTCTTTTGCAGAGCCTCGTTCCCCTAATCCGTAAACCTTCCACATAAAGTCATCTGGTAAATCCTTGTATTGCTCAATGTTTCTTATTTGGCTTTCGCTTAAATTAGTTATGTTGTTTAGATATGTAGAATGAATGCGTTTGTTCTTTGGGTTATCTGCTACCTCATAAACCCAAGATATAAAGTCAGCAGGATTCCAGTCTAAGAATGATTGCCCAGTTGTACGAATTAAAAGTTGGTCAAACAAAGCCTTACTAATTAAGTTTGCCTCGTTTACAAATAGTATATCCCTTGCTGGTCCTTTTGCTTTGTCTGGGTCTTCAAGACCGAATAACTCAATGTAAGAGCCGTTCTTAAACGTATAAATAAAATCGGTATATCGAAAATCCTTTTCATCCCATATTCCCCATTGTTCCATTATACCTTTGAAATCTCTATAAACTCCACGCTTGATATGTGGTAAGGAATGAGATACGCACGAAATTCTTATGTTAGGTTTGCTTAAAGCTATATGAATTAATAACTGAACAACTGAATAACTTTTACTTGACCTTGACCCACCTTCATTGCATATTATAGGATAACCATCTTCATACGCTTTCTTATTAGCATAGAATACAGGTGTAGCCTTAATCTTTAATTGGTTGACAATCTGCATCTGGTTCTATTGTTATTTGCACATTACCCTTTATATCAGCGGTGATGTCGGTTGTTTGTTTAGGCTTACCTTCTAATCTATCAACTACTGCCTCATAGGCTCTTTGGTCGCCCTTTAATGCTTTACTAATCATTTGCATATCCATCAATTCAAGAACAGTAAAATCTTCTTCTTCTCCTGTAATTGGATTTCTTTTCTTTTGTACTAATTCAAGTAATCTAAGTAAACGAGTTTTACTATTTTGCACACCTTTACCTCTACCTTTTGGGTTTCTCACCTCTCCTTTTTGTGCTGGTATTAAATTATGCTCATTTGCCATATTCTCTTAATTTCTTCTATATTTTACAAAGATATGCCACAATTAGGGCAAACCTTTCCTTTCTTTGTATTGTCAATTGCTTTTGGTTCTTCATTGGTTGGAACTAAGAAATCAACATTAACACCCCAATCGCTTAAATCTCCAACTTCCCAATCATCATTTGCTAACATATCCATATCCCACATTCCATAGTGAGTGTTATCAATTACGAGTAACTTTTGCTTTTCTCTTTCGGTTAAGTTAGGCATTTTAATAACAGGTACATCTTGGATACCTAATTCTAAACAAGCACGATACCTTTGGTTACCTCCTAAAATTACGTTGTTTTCATCTATAATTAATGGCTTTGCTTCAAGTAACTTTTGGTCTTCTTGAATAGACTTAACCAACTTAGCAAAATCATCTGCATCAATCTTTCTTGGATTGTTTGGGTTCGGTTTTATTTCGTTGATGTTCATTATCGGTTTTTTGTTGGAGTTCGTATTGATGCCGTTTGTGGCACTTCTTTAGTTTTTAAATGCTCAAAGCCTACCCAATTACCACACTTACTACACATAAATTGTGTTTCTTTTAATCGGCTTTCCCAAGCAAAGTCTTCTACTATTGCCTTGCACTTACATTTATAGGTTCTTTTACAGTATGTGTCTTTCATTATCTTAATTTAGATATTGCATTTTTATATGTATAATTAGCTAATTCTAATGTCTTAAATGTACCAATATGAACTTGTTTTTTGTTCTTATATATTTTAACCGAATAAGTATTTGCTTCTGTTATTTGAACACAAGGATTTTCTGAATTATGATAATGGGTAGCATTTTCTCTTGAATTACACCATTCTAAGTTTTCTATATTATTGTTTGTTTTGTTTAAGTCCTTATGGTTTACTAAGTCTTTATTTTCTATTTTAGTCAAAAATGCATTAGCAACTAATCTATGTACTGCATAATCTTTACCACATAAACTTACTCTATGATAACCATTAGTATCTTTAAATGGCTTTAATATTATTGGTTCTTTTCTTCTAAACGATTTTATATTACCAAAATTGCTAACTTGGTACATTCCTATAAAACCTTGAATATCAACATATATTTCTTTTAGCATCTTCCTTGATTTACATACTTTTTTACTGCCTTATCCTTTGGACCAGATGTCTTTTTATACTTACCACACTTTCTTTTCCCAAAGCTGACCTTATTGCTACTACTTACTTTCGCCATATTTTTCTATTAATTCGTTTAATTCTGTTCTCGACCACTTCTTTATCAATCTCGCATTTTGCTCTAAGTGTAATAAAACACCTTCACCATACTTTTCAATTATTCCTCTCCTGTAACCTATCAAATGGAACTCATCAAAGCCATTGCACTTCTTACATTCTCCATTTACGTTGTATTCATCAAATCTTAAAGCCGAACCACCCTTTACAGGTGCAAAGTGTCCAGCATCCATTAAATCCGTTGTGTATGTTTTACCGCAACTAATACAAGTGAAATACCCATCTTGACTATCTCTTTTGCGTATATATGCATTAAAGACCTTTTGAGCCTTTGCAGTCAGTTTTGGTATTGTTGGTAACATATAGCAAAATTATATAACTCCATCAATAATACCAAGTATATCTGATGCCTCAATATGGTAAATTGTATCACTATCTATTTCTTTACAAATCATAATAGTTATTGGATTTACCTTGCTATAACTTGAATAACCTATATAATTAGCTAAAAAATATACTTTCATCTCTATATTTGATAAAGGATATCTTACTATTAGCTTTTGGTATCTTTTAAACATAGTTATTTTTTTAGTCGCACAACACATAATCTATCGTTATGTTTGTATCGTTTCTTGTTAATTGGATTCATATAGGTCATTATAGTTTTATAGTCAGTACCTAAAAACCTTATTGCTTTTGCTATTGACCTAAACCATATTTCCTCTTTTGTATCTAAATAAATTAATCTTACCTCAATGTTGTTGTCTATTCCTGTCATATTTAGCTATATCATTTAATAAGTTTATCAATGGTATTAAAAATGCTTTTGATGTATTGTTATCACCTCCAATTTTTAAATATTTATTTTGTTTATAATAATTCCTGCATACTCCTTTTAAACTATTAATTGGAAGTATTAATGCTGAATCTAATTCACTCATTCTATAAATCCAATAATCAGCAGTGGTTGTAGATAATCCACTTGGCAAACCTCTTGATTCATATTCTATAAATAAATTTCCTGTTGTGTGAATTTTTCGGTCATTTTTTACTTCAACCTTATATCCATTTGATAACATTTTTTTTACCCAATCTTCTGCTTGTTCACCAAATTCTAAATCATATGTAAAACTATTTGAATATTTCATTTTATCATTCTTTTAATTTCAAAGTATAAATGTGCGGTTAAATAAATCATACACGCTAAAGGAACGCTAATTAGCGTAAACTTTAGTAGTTCATAAATAAATGTTACTGTTTTCATATTGTTTAATTTAAAGAATCACCCCAAGTTCCGTAATTACTATTTGTTATTAAATATTAATATCTTGAGGTGATTATAGTTGTTTGTGTAAAAATAAGTACAAAGTGTATCGTTTGCATTCGTTTTTGATAAATATTTCATTGTTTAATTTCTCTAAGTCTTTAGGATGTTTTGCCTGTGCCTTATAATGTGCTATTATCTTTTTCTTAATATCTTCAGCCTTATCTGGACCTAAGTTTTCTTTATTTAGCACTTTACGTTTCCATAGTACATCAAAAGCCATCGTATTTAGCAACTCCCAGCCTCTTTTAGCTGATTTCTCCCAATTTTGATACAATGCCTCAATAATTTCATCATCATCAATTTTTGGTATCTCTATGGGTGGTGGCTCGGTATATGTCTTTTTTCTTACTTGAACTGCTATCGGTTTGTATGCTGACATTACATCACCAAAGAATTTTGGGTTAAAAGTTATCGCCTTGTCCACCGATAGTTTACCCATTGCGTAAAGTTCAAAAGCTACTCCAAGTTCTTTTAGTTTGTAGTTACCATAGTTCTTTAATACAAATTCGCATAAAAACTGAAAATGTTCTATTGTTGGTGTTTGACATCCGCTTAAAGCAATACAAGTTTTTAGATGTTCTTTAACTTCAATCGGTGAGCATCTGCCAACACTCATTGTTTCTAATGCTGAATAAACTTTTAATTCATCTGGTTCAAGTTTATTATAGATTTCTAAGTGCAATAGCTTCTCGCTCTGTGTAAGAGAGTTTATGGATTGGGGTATTATTTCGGTTAATGATTTCATCGTTCCAAGATTTGTTGTTTAAAAAGGTTTCTGGGTTTTTACGAAATTGTTTGTCTGGTATTGATTGTTTGTAAAGTTCAAGATAATTCATTGCATTTTGCCTTTCTTCATCGGATAATTTATTCCACTTCTTTTTTAGCTTTTGCTTATCACCTACCTTTTTATCATAATCATTCCAAAACCAATCAAAATCTATATTTATATTTTCATTTATAGTTATAGTTCTATTTTCAGTTTCAGTTTCCATATGCTTAGCATATGCTTCGCAAGTGCTTTCTTTTTTAGGTGATTTAGCGTTATTTCGCCTACTTTCACTGAATTTTTGCCTTCTTATGGTTTCATTATACATTCTATCGTTATAGTATAACCCATCTTCAACTTTAAATTTATCCCAAATCTCATTATCATATGCTTTACATATGCTTAGCATATCCTTTTCACTTAATTTCCCTTTTTGATGTTGTAAGCACAAAAGTCTAATGTATTTACCAACCTGTTCATTATCCATTGTAAAAGTGCCACTAAGAAAATCGCTTGTGTAAAATAACACCGCTGGGTCTTTAGCCATAAAATAAAAAAGGCTCTCGGCATCCACCCCAGTAGGATTAGGGTTTCAGCTTTGAGCCAATAAGTTTTAGTTAGGATATCCTACATCCTTTGTACAAAAATAAACTAATTAATTGAATACTGTGCCACTTGCTTCTTATTTTTTAGCTTAATAATGGTTGTTTTTATGCTCATACCATCATTTCTTAGGTCAGCTATTCGTGCTGCTAATCTAAAGCATCCGAACTTGTTTAAAGCATCAATAG